AAGTTTGGATTAAAAGAAGACTCAGCTATAAAATATAAAACTTCAATATTAGTATCTACAGTTCCAGCATCTCCTGAAAAATTTGCTAACATTGTTCTTAAATGCTCAAACATTCCTATATAGGTGTCTCCATAACAATCAACTGATGTTGTATCGCTGAAGTATATATAAGGAGAGCACTCTTCATAGGTATTCTGCAAACGAGATTCAAAAGAAAAACCACCATAAGGCTCTATAATCTGTTTACGTGCACAGTAAAGTGCTTCTACTTCTGTGTTAGGTAAATCTTGTTCAAAGAAATTATATGCCTTACTGTTTATACCCACACTTCCTCCTATAACACCACATGTTCCCCTTGCGGAAGCATTTCTATATCCTGCTCCTCCTCCTTTAGAGTAGTTCCATACTCTCTTTCCATCTACAACACGACTGTATGAAGAAGAACTATTTCCTGCATTATATGTAGTATCAGAGAAGACTGCAAAGTCATCAATATTATATTCACTATAAGCATTTCCTCCTTCTCCTTCTGTTTCTACAGAATCATATTTCTTAAAAGTAACAGTATCTACATAAAGGGGATTAGCATCTCCTTCTTCATTAAAAGAATACATACTAATAGAAGATTCTTTATTACAATAACTAATTAACTTAGTAGCATTTGTTGGTACATCAGTAGGAGCAAAATTAATATCTGGAGATACATATTCTTTTATTGTATCTTCTGTCTCTGCTATGTCTGTGCTTTCAATTCCCTCATCTGTCATAGCAACTAATGCAAAATCAGTAACTAAGTGTTGTATATTTAATTCATAAGCATCACTATTTGCAATCCATTGGGAATTTACAATACTTGTAGGAAAAACATATCCATCTACATTATATTCAGTACCAGAACTATTTACTTCTTCCAAAGAACCAGCTAATCCATTATCTAAAACAGTACAATTAGAAGTATTTCTCTTAACATAGACAACTCTAAAACCAATAACATTAGCGTCAGATAGAGCTGTAGCATAATCAATCTCTACTGATGTTTGTACTCCCCTGAATTCTATTTGACTACCACCAGTCTCAATTAAGTTAAAAGGTGTATTACCCAATCCTCCTGGATTAGACGCATCAAAAGTTCTTGGCATACGAACATCACATATCCAATGGACATTACTTTCTCGCAAGAAATTATCTATAAAAACAACTCCTTTACGGTATATTTCATCTCTACGAAAACTCTTATTATATGCAGCAATCAAAGGAGACATATAGTTATCATATGTATCTAGATAACTACCATTAGTATCTACTGAATTAGCAAGAAACTGATACATCTGGTTCTTTCCTTCTGTGTTGCCACTATCTTGAAAAGAACAATTAGTATAAGCAGGACCAGTTAAGTCTATAGAATCTGTATTTATAGCATCTGAAGTCATCTCTACAGGAGAGATAGTAAGTTCTACATTTGGACCTGTAGCACCAAAAGTGTTCGCTCCATCAGGATCATATTCATCAGCTGTATACTTGTATTGGAACCATTGTGTTGATGTATCTATAATATAAGTATCTCCATTAGACCAAGTAACACCAGTAGCAGTTACAGTATGAGCATCATTATCTGTGACAGGTCCACTAGTAGCTTCATCTACATTATATATAGTAGCTCCAATAAGAGAATCTACCACCCAAGTAGTAGTACTATCCTCTAGATAAGCAACCCCTGCTCCACCACCATCATCAGTTCCTGTACCACCTGCAATAGTAAAGTCTGCAAAGGTTACTTCACTACCAAAAAGATCACTGTCTATATAGTTGCTTGGGCAGATACAGTCGGCATCTTCAGGGATGCTCCAATCAGTACCATACCCTGTCTCATCATAAGATGTATAGTTAGCATCATATACACCATTATCAAAAAATTCCCAGTCTCCTAGATCGGCAGCATTTCCTTCTCCAATACGATCAACACCATCAGCGTAAATAATATAATAATCTTCCTTATTGGCTTCCCAAAGCTTAGCATATCCATTCTTATCAAACCGATAAGCACGACAGTCAATATCTACATCAAAAGATTCTTCTGTAATATCTGCAGCAAAGAGATAGTTATTCTTATCTTCTAAGCTTTTGGCAGTAAAGACAGAACTGATAGCATTGAACTCTGCTTGTGTGTAAGTGAGACTATATCCACTTCCTGTATCCAGGAACTTCATTGTGTTAGCAGTGAACTCATAGTCTCCAATAACCTTAATCGTAGGAGCGATATCCTTATCTACATAGTAGATCCCTACTACACGAATATAATCAAACCGTGTTGTACCAATATTATTAGTGATCTCAAACTCAATAGACTTATTGCAAACCTCTTCTGAGTTACCTCCTCTACTACTTCTATAAGAACCAGCATTAGATACTGAACCATAAGTAATATTAAGAGGTACACTGGGAGGAGCAAAAGAAGTTTGTGCACCATTCTTATTGTAAAGGAAGTAGGAGTATTGTACAACACCTGCTTCAAGACTCCCTCCTTCTAAGATATTAGTGATCTCATATCCTTCATGATCACTTGGAGGAAGAACATTAAGATCATCAGCATCAAAACCTGTATAGGTTCTTTCAAGATCAATCATACGTAATGGGGAGACACCATCAGTGAAGTAAACTTTTCTTATATCACTACCCTCATAACTACTAACAGCAGAGATTAAATTTCCTGAACTGAAACCCAGATCTCCAGTAAAAATAAAAACTGCTCCAGAAACATTCAGTGTAGTACCTGTTACAGGAACACTAGTAGGATCAATTTCTATGATAACATCATTCCCAGCTAAGTTAGCATCCCAAAGGAAAAGGACAAGTTGTGTTCTTACAAAACAATGCCCCATGTACCAATACCCATCTATATCAAATTCTAACTCATTACCATCAATAGTAGTAAGAGAATACTGTTGCGTTTCCTCATCAACAGTAAGCCTCATGTTACGAGCTTCGTAATACTTATTCTTAGGATACTTAAAAGCACTCGTATCTTGATCAAGACCTCCCTCCAGGGTATGAATGTGTTCAGCCATTATTGAATATTATATGTAAAGGAGATAACATCTCCTATGCTTACTGCTCCAAAATTAGTAGTTACATAAGTAATAACATCTGTACTATAGGTATAAGATACATCTGTATCATAAGTCATGGTATGATCTGTTCCAGAGATAGTAACAACCCAGGTACCACCAGACTTAACAGTGTTTAGATTATTAGCAGATATATCTGTTGGACGAGAGAAAGAGGTCTGTCCATCTGCAGTAGCAGTAACCTCAAAGTAAAGAGTATTGGATAACCCTTCTGTATTTATAGAAGAAGTATATACCTTTGCCCTAGTACCAAGATGCTTGAAGTTATTATCATGCATAGTAGGGTTACGTAAGATATTCAGATGCATATTTTTTAATCTTTCCATACCATCTATACTTGGTATCTTAGAAGAGGTCTTATAAGCAGCAGTACTAAATAAGCTCTCTTGTCTGATAATCTCATACTTCCTCTCACTAAGCTTATCTTTGAGCATCAACTTAAAAGCAATTCTCTCTCCACAATAGTTAACTACTGCACGTATAGCCTTGGGATGATCAGGAACAAGAGGTAAGTTATCACTAGTAGGGAAGGCACGGTATGAGATCATAAGAGTGGCATCCTCTAATCCAGTATAGATATAAGATTCAATAATCTTATAGGTATAATCTAATGCATCTGTATCTGCTAATATAGTTGTGTCATCAGAGAACCTATCCATCAAGTCAGTACTCTCAATCAAGGGGATTTTAGAATCTTTCTCCATGACTGTACCATCCACAATAGAATAAATATCAGTAGGTAACTCCCCACGATAATCAGCAATCACTATCTCATCGAACTTCCTTTCAAAAGAACTAGGATCAGAAACATAACCTACTATATCCCAAATATTTTCAACAACCTCATTGTATTCAATGTCATCAAACCCAAAATCTGTCTCAAGCTTATCAATTATAAAATCGACTGTTACATATGATCCATTTAGTGCCATTAGTTTATTTATTTATATTACCTATAGTAGCTGACGTTACTTTCTTTATTTACTTTGGCTAAAAGCCTATCCCAATATCTAGTAGCATTGAACTTATAATGGTGTCCATTCTTTAACTCAACTGCTGACCGATCCCAAAACCACTGCTTAAGGGTCTGATCGGAGTGTTCATTCTCATGATAGATAATTGGTTTGTTTTTTATATTATGCCATTCATTAGGATCAATATCCTTATAAAGAACTTTCCATTTCTTTAGAGTCTTTCCCCAATTAGGAATTAGCTTTTTCTTATCTACCCTACCCTCTTCGTTTAACTCAATCTTATATTCCTTATCTCTTATTCGTAATATACCAAGACTATTTCCCATATCCATCTCTGCAGAATTGTAAATAATCTCAATCATCATTCGTTCAATGAACTTCTTAAAAACCCTCTTAAAGAGATCCTTGGATATAGGACCAGAGGCTGTTGCACAATACCATTCATAAAAATCTTGAATAGTATAATCTGAGTTATAATATCCCTTTGTACGCTTAAACATCTTTTTTACTTTTTTGTCCTCTTATAAACATTACGCTACTGTTGTTGTGTCTCGACCATCCTCACCTATATGGTCTTCAGACTGTTTTAAAATAATTTGAAATTTCTCTGAAACAATTAAATTTATTAGATCTCTGATAAGACTACTGTTAAGTGGGTAGTCAGCATTATAAGGATCGGATTCAGAGTTCAATGTCATTACCTCAATAGGATCTTGAAAAACACCCTCTACCTTTGTTTGATCAATACCTCCTGTAAAAGTATAGGATTTTATATATAATTTCCTATCCGAGCTGATAGCTGCATAGTGAAGATTACCATTGAACTTTCTATTCCCTACTCTTTCAAACCTCTGAAAAGGAACGATCTGTACAGGATAAGTACTTGTGTATGGAGCAGTCAATGAGTTAAAGGGATACCAAACCTTAGTAAGTGTTCCTGCATGTCCTTTTCGACTGATAGTGGCGGGTATCTCAGAAGAAGTGTATACTATAGATGTGCTTCCACTTACTGGTAAAATACCTAATGGAGATATAGTTTGTAATTCCTCCTCATAGATATTAAAAATATTTCTATCTAATCTCTGCTTGATAAGAAAAGCTCTGGCACTATTAATCCAATGCACCACTTGCCTAATATCAACAGAGTCAGTATCTTTCAAGTTTGCTCGATACATCTCAAGCACATCAAACGCTAACTTATTGAGAGTTATATTCATATTATAATGCTATTAAAAATCCGATTCCAACTGCTTCTATGACAGAGACTAAAATAACTACATTCCTTTGTGTCTTTACTTTAATATTTTTTTCTAGTATCTTTTGATTAGCTTTTTTAAGAGCCTCTGTTTCTTCTTTGTAACTATCAATCACAGACAGCAAACCAGATTCAACCTTCTCTTTATTATCTAACTTATTCTGTAAGATCGCCTCACTATCTGTCAGCTTTAAGTAAAGACCTTCATAAATATCTCCAATAGCAATATCCTTATGTATATCTTTTACTTGCTCCTCGGAGAAAGGATACTCCTTTTCAGAAGAATCTGGGTAACGTGCCTGAAGATAATCATAAGATTGTCCTGTAGGAAGGCTATCTATGATCTCTGGAGTCCTTGCTAAGCTGTCTCTTAAGATCTCTAATTCTTTATTTACTTTTTGAAATTCTTTATCTAAATGAAAATACTCCATGTCCAAAGAATCAATAGTATCCCAGTAAAGAGTTCGTTCTGCCTTTAAGAGATCAAGCTCGTTTTGTAACTTTTTATTTACCCCGTTAAGCTCTGTGGTACGATCTTTAAATTTTCTAAGAGAGTAAACTTTCCAGGATAATAATCCTAGTAAAACAATACTAATTAGTAAGATAAGATTCCTTATTTGAAGTGGTTTCATTACTGAAGAAATAAAAGTAAAGTTCCAATGGTGATTAAATCAACTGTGCCTAGTATCCAAATTAGTAATCTATTATCTCTTGTCATCTTCATCATAGATAATACTTCATCTAACTTGCGAAGATTTCTCTCTTGTCCTTCTAATACGCACGTAATGAGAGGTCTCATATGGCTTGTTACTACCTTTTCAATTAATTCGGTTTTGTCTGTTATGTAACCTTTACCATTTTCCATAGGTTAGTGTATTAATTTATTTTTTCAAAAATTATCTCATGTTTTAGTTTGGGTCTGCTAATACTATCGGATCGGTATTTTTTTTTAACATTATTTCTATTGCCTCTTCCATTGCCTCCTCAGTTATGTTCTTTTGATTACGTATATAAAACTTAGCAGCTGCTTGCATATCATTCATATGCATATCCTGCTTCTTTTGGTGATTAATAATATCATCTAAGGTATCTTGTATACGAACAAGATCTTCAGAAAGAAATCCTTGATCAACCTGTATATACTCAATCTCAGTAAGAATCTCTTCTTGCCCTCTTTGTATACCATTATAAAACTTAAAGACTCCCCACATAGCTACGGTAAAAACACTCAAAGCACCAATGATCTTTAATATATTTAGGATAGATTTAAACATTATATCTTGCTTTTAAATAATTTTACTCTTGTAATCTTAGAATATTTTAATAAAGCTAATTCACTAAATTTTCCTATAATTGATTCTAAAGTACTAAAAGAACTAAGAGTTGCAGAAAGAGTATCTATATCTCCTATTGAACAAGTTAAAGCAGAACTAGAAGTAATCAAACTTAGTATAAGAGGGGAGTCTTGACCTCTAATTCCTGCAGTTAGACTACTAGCTGCTCCAGAGAGAGTGGCTGCAATATATGGACTTCCAAAATCAGATAAAGCTCCTACTAAAGTTGTTGAACTGCTAATAGAGCTTGATATAGTAATATAATCCACTATAGAAGACAACAAAGTTGAACTACTAGCAATAGAACTCTGTATAAAAGCATTTCCAGAATCTCTTATTCCTGAAACAATAGTGGAGGAACTTGCTATAGAAGCTGCTATACTAGGGTCTCCTAAATCTTGAATAGCTCCTACTGAAGTAGTTACACTATTAATAGTACTACTTCCTAACGGTGTTGAGTTTACAACTGTTCCTGTAATAGAACTTAATGATGAAATAGTTGTTGAACCATTAGGAGTAATATCACGTAATGTGGTAGCTACTAAACTACTACTACTACTTATAGAAGATCCTATAGACGCCATACTATTCTTCTGTAATACTTAAGCTACCTGCTGGTATCTGTGGAGTTACTCCATTAGAGATTGAAAGAGGAGATGTAAACTCTCCATACATAATCAAATCTGCTACAGCTCTTGTTCCCGCCTTGCAAATTCCATAATGAGTTGCAGTTTCTGAACTACCTGCAGTAACAAAAGTAATAGCAGCAGTATTAGTTACTACATTACTAGTTACTGTCCATCCAGCAGACGAACGAGCAACTGCTTTACGAGCATAGTTTGTATAATTACATTCATTAGCTATTGATCCAGTTTCTGTTGGATCAGCTGTAAAAAGTGCAATATATAAGTTTCCAGCCGTAGCAGAACCTCTTACATGGTTTAAAGCACCAATAAGATAATTGCTAGGATTTACGTTTTGAAAAATTAATTTTAAAAATTCTTCTTCGAAATCATTCCATTTTCCTGCCATAATATATAAATTTAATCTTCAGTAATAACTAACGCACCTATAGGAAAGATTGGTTGTACCCCGGAAGTGACAGATAATGGAGTATCTAATGCTCCATAATATAAGATGTGTTCACTATCTTCATCATCACTAAGAATAGCTACACCATTTACCGTATTATTTCCATTAGTACATACCCCAAAAGTAATCTGTGCAGTATTACTAACTTGATTTCCTGATACTGTCCACCCACTTCCTGAACGACCAACTGGTCTTTGAAAATATCCTGTATAATCACATTCTGTCCCTGCACCTCCTTCAGTTGGTGTAGATGTATACAAGGCTACATATAAGTTCCCCGCAGTACCATCTGCTCTAATATCGCTTCCTATTCCAGAAATATCAGTATCATTAAATAATAATTCTAATACTTCTGTTTCGAAATCATTTGTCTTACTACTCATAATATTTTAATTTAAGATCCTGATTCATGAATATATAAAAAGAAAGGTTCACCCCAAGCTTCGTCTCCTCCAGTGTAATTAACATGTGCCCACAATACCCATACACCTGATGTAGTAAAATAAGTATCTAATACAGTAAGAGATACTAAACCTTTAGTGCGATCTACAATATCTCCTGAACGGTTGGTCATAGATGAACCATCCGGTTCAGTACCTTGTATCTGTACTGTTGAACAATTAGTCAAATCAGTTCCAGTATGGACATAAAGAGTAAACTCTTGATTGGTGTAAACCTTTCCCATTTCAATTTATTATTTATCTACGTTCTTGTGCGATTGCAACATAGTCAACCATAAGACTCTCAGCATTACTATCTCCAGCTTTAACACCCATTACAAGATGCATTTCCTGCAAGCCAGCAATAGTAATGGCATGAGCTGTTCCAGCAGTACCATTTACATAAGGAGTGATAGAACCAGTGGTGCCATTACCATAGTCATATACAAAAGCAAGATTATAAGCAGTGCCACTTACAAAAGTAGCAAGAGTAGCATTAGTAACTTGTGTACCTGCATTCGAAGACTCAAATTGAATTTTCATAGTACCATCTACCTTGAAGAATACCGCACCATCATAGGAAGCAGCAGGACCAGCACCATCATCAACTAAAAAGTCTGCAGAGGCAGTATCAGATACTCCAATAACCCAGTTTGCATCATCAGTAGCAGCCTCAGTTAATTTTACTCTACACTTGAATACAAATTTTTTGTCTGTGTCAAAGAGGAAAGCTTCATTAGTAGAGGCAAGATAGGTTTCATTATTATTAGTTCCACCACTAGCGACTTCAAGCCAACCTCCTAATCCATCTTCTACTCCTGTAGTGCCAACATCGTCACTTACAATATTGTAACCTAAAGTACTATCTGCTCCTGCAGAGATAGTAGTGATATCAGGGTTAATGAAGTCATCTATGTAAGTGATCCAGTCTGAGGGATCTACACCATTCCAAATAGGAAATCCTTGGACAGCAGCTACATTACTTAAGATTGCTCCATCTTTAATAAGAACACTGTCTATAGAAACTCCATTTGCTGAAGTAGACTCATTAATTGTATCTACAGCAAGAGTGCTAGAAAGACTAACGGCTCCAGAGGCAGATAGTGTACCAGTAACGGCTGCACCATCTTCAGTAGTGTTTACAACAGTAGCATCATTAATCTTCATACTAAGGTTTGACCCGTCAAACTCAACAGAACCTTTTTTGTTCCTTCCGCTTCGAAGGACCATCTTGATTACGTCTCCATAGTATTCATATGCAGCACGTAGCTTTTTAAATGTGTTTGGCATAATTTTTAATTTTTATTAGTTATTTATTCAAGCTATCTGGAAATGTACATAATCCATGAAGGCCTGGTCATGAAGAATAAAATCACGATTCCAATCTCCGCCCCAAACAATAGTGGATTCAATAATTCCAGTTTCTTTTAATAGTACAGCGAGTCCCATAACCAAACCAGCGAAGTAGTGAAGGGTGTCTGTATCATCCCATCTGATGTGAGGTTCCTCACTATAGTATGGGGCTACATCGACAGCCAAAGAAGGAAGGTAGTTGTGCTTGGATTTCTTGATTGTACCATCTTTATATGTTACAACCTTTTTGGAATCCTGAATTATCCACTTACCATTTACTTCTTTTCTTCCCTTCTTATACAGTTCAAACTGTTCTTCCGGGGTTCTAAACCCATAAAGTACTTTACAATCAAATGTCTTTATGACATAGTCAAAGAGAATACGAAGATCTTGATGTGCAAGACCTAATCTATTTTTAGATGTATTACTAAATCTAGGCATTACTTATTATTCTTACTTATGATATCATTTTTCTCTGCGGATCCTTTGCTTGATCCAAAGAAGTAGGATGCTACCATAACAGTTACTGACCCAAGTACACCCACCATTGAGTAAAGTACCTGGTTATCATTTCCCTTAAGCTCAGCTGCATTGGTGATCATAAATACTAACACTCCAAAAAAGGCTAATACTATAATACCACCAAGAGCATACTGATAGATTTCTTTCCAACTTTTCATATATACTTTATTTAAATTATTATTATGGTGTTATATCTACTTTAAATCTGAACGCTGTTGTACCTATTTCTTTTTCACAGCTTCCAGCACATATATAAAGATATCGACCGCTGCTTTCAATAGTGGCTCCCCCCCCATCAAAACTGTCTAATAAATTAAAATCATTACCTAATATCCAATACAATAGATCACCGTTCGCATCGTTTGAATCATAGACTTGCATCCAATCATCTTCTCCGATACTACTTGTACTTAATGCTGTTGCCGTAACAGTATTCCCATCTCCCGCATCTACTAACCATGCACCTGTCCATCCGGCACCAACATCAGATGAATAGTCTGTTGAATAAATTGTATCTGGCGTTCCAGTTAAATTAATCAAAGTGTCCCAATAAACAGTAAGATCATCAATAGCTGTTGGACTTGTGATTTTTGTTCCACTTGGATGTAATTGACCACTATCCCAATAAGCATCATTTTTTGGAGTCCATATTGTTACATCATCTATATAATAATACGAATCCTTTGAACCATTATGACCCTGATCTGGTTTACTTTGAAACCCTCCAATAAGTGTATAATTTATTTTCAACTGATCTGGATGTTCAAGAAAACCAAACTCGTCATCTCCACTTACAGCTGTGGGCATAGAAACAATCATATCTCCATTTGTCCATTGTTCATACCGTGAATTAGTAGCATCTCCAACACTATTCATTGCCGCACATACTGTTTCTGAATACCAAACTCCGGGAATATAAAATGTAGAATCTCCATGAGGATATGGAACTTCACCATTAGCTTCCCCCTCACCAATTAAACTAAATGGATTATAATCAAAAAAATCTGGTGTATACCAAGCATAAAGATAATCTGTCATCTGCATTCCAGCTACTAATAATTGACCTGCATAAAAATCTGTAGGATATGACTCATCTGTAGGTGAATCTACATAATTTATACCATCATGCCCTCTTAATTTAGCTCCTATCTTACTGTTACCACTCATACATTCATAATCTGGTTCAAACTTATGTCTGTATGAAATACAAAGACTATCATATTCAGTATGAGAAACATCAAAATAAGTACGTATAGTAAGTCCTCCACTTTGACCTCCTCCCATTTCTTCTCTAATTTTAAGTACCTGTGTAGGCGTTCCATCAATCTCATCAATTACTATGCTATCTCCACCACCTACTGAATATTTAATAAAATTATAAGGAAAATAATCATCAATTTCAGTCTCACCGAAATCACCTAATGATGCAGTTTCGAAATCCCATTGATAAAGAATAGTGTAGTTTTCTATTACACTTGCTGAATCAATAGCATCTATAAGGTTCTGAACTACTACTGCTTTCCCAGCATCATTAAAGTGAAGAGGATCTTCAGGATCGTCAGATACATATAGTGGATTAATAACATCCCCAAGCATTAGATCATCTGTGTTATCTGTACTTACTAGATCAACTCCTGTTGGCACAGTTTCTAACCAGCTATTAAAAGATCGCATGACCGCCATGTCACTTTCACTTACAACCTCAGCATCCGTACTCGCAACTAAAGTAAAACAAATTACTTTACACGTTGAGCTTATATCATTGTTTATAGAAGCTAATAAGTCAATATATTCATTTACAATAGTAGCTGAATCAGGTGTTCCAGTTACACAATTATTTGTACCTACTGCTACAATAACATAATCGAATGCCTCTGTATTAGTAACAGTATCCCAATTATCTTGTTGCTCATCAATGAATGCTCCTGGAAAAGCAAGATTCATCACATCATATCCCGTGCTATCATCTAGACTATTATATGGAGTATAAGTATGACTCGCTCCAATTCCAGCTACATATGCATCTGGATCTGGGGTTACTTCCTCCACATAATTAGTAATAGAATAATTACCATAATTCCTTACTTGGTTATAAAGAGGATAAGAAATCCAAGAGTTTCCAGAATATGTTATAGTAACTATATCCCCATACTGAGCTTCTACTGAACCCGAATAGAAGTTAACCTGATCATACCATATCTGATAACTATCTGCGGTATGGGGGGTGCCATTAATGGTAATAGTCCATTCTGATACATCCGGGGAAACACCATCTATATATTCTGAAAAGAAAACACTAAACCTACCAGGAGTAGCATCTTGAACAACAGCACTATCTATAGTTACTTTTGGAGCGATATTAGATATTGAACTGCCACCAATATTAACCAAATGACCTCCTATAGTCATCCGTTGTGCACTAAGCGCGCAAGCAAAAAGCAAAAAGAAAAGGATTAATTTATTCTTCATATCCTTTAAAATCCCCGTTATTATAGTAATAATCGAAATTGGCTTCCGTTAATGAATCATTCCAGATAGCGATGTTCTGTTGTAACCCGTCCCAGTTATAATCGGCTGATATACCTCCAATACCCGTTGTGTTGGCAGCAAACTCTTCTGAATAACTCATCACCTCCGTTTCTCCATTAACATAAAACCTGACCTCATTTCGATCCTGTGCATAGGACCACCCCACAAAGGTTTCGGTATTCAGTGCAACGATAAGCGTTGATGTAACGTATGAGCCATCCCTGTCAAAAAGCATCGGGTGACCTGAATCATCAATAAGAAAACAAGCTGATCCGGACCCGCCCACGAAAACACCATCATTGCCGGTCACCGAATGTCTTTTCAGGGTCACAAATAAAGCAAAGGTGCTTGTTCCGTAATTAGTCCCGGTGACCGCCACATAATCATCTTCAGCCTCATTGAAATATGTTGCACCCACACCATTGATCGTGCTGTCGCCCTGTGCAGCCCCATGATTTGTACCATTATCTGATCCATGTGCATCGTTATAATCGGAAATTAATGGATACCAATGAACAAGATCGGTATAATCATATCCCTGGGATGTGCTAGTGTCAATTGATGGGGGCATCATAATAAATACTGTCTGTGCCATTAGCAAGACAGGTAGGAAAAATAGTAATATGAATATTAATTTCTTCATTATCTATAGTGTCCTACAAAATTCATAGATATACCATATTCAGGTTTAGCTGTCATCGTTGAAAAATGGAGATATATTAAGCTTTTGGGTGGGATATCTATCGAGCCTGGTATGTCCACCTCTCCTATAGTAACTGTTTCGGCACCAGTAACAATAACAGGCCCTCCCGAGAATAAAGAATCTGGAGATGATGTGTAATCTTCATCCGTCCAATATACCTGATAAGAAAATGTTGGAGAAGCGCTCAAAGACCAGCATCTCGCTGTATCTACAACCATAGTATCAGGGCCTGGATAATACCATAAAAGCATATTCCGGTCATCCTTCATTTGAGATGAATCAGTAAATACCCAGGGCCAAAGAAGTTGGTTATCTGCATCTATCCTCATCAGACTATCAGCGGGTATGGTATCTGCCAGGACTAATCTCATAGAATCCAATACTGTATATATAGTAGTAGTATCAAAATTACTACCAGTATTTCTGTTTAAAGCTACCCATGCACTATTAATATATATATACAAACTATCAACATCTGAGTCGTAATAAACATCCCCCTCAACAGGTGAACTGGGCGGGTCTGAGTGTGGAGCAAAGTTAATAGAAGAATCAATCTGCAACTCTCCTATCTGAGCTGAAACTAGAACAGAGTCTCCTACTGTACGTTTTAGAACCTCAATCTCTGTTAGATGATCCTCTAAACTATCCTTTACAACACTTTTAAGAGAATCAAGTTCATTTCTATGATCTAGTAAACTGTCTGCTACAACACTCTCAAGAGAATCAATACGAGTAGAATCTTCACCTATTCTGGTACTCAATCCTAATGTGTCTGTTCCAAAAAGATATGTAGTATCCTTAGTAAAGTAATATGGAGTAGCACCCGCATATGCAGCAAGATAGGTTCCTACTGTTTTTACTGAATCAACTCTCGTCAAGTTATCTAATGGAGAACCTATCCATAATCCCCTAAGAGCAAAAGATCCAGTGTTTTGTGCAGAGACACCTAGGAAACTTATTATAAAAAGTAAAAATATTAATAACTTCTTCATTGTAGTTTATCTTTTTCTATTGTTTGCCAATTGACATCCTCAACACCAGAGAACCCTGTTGCATCAAGAGCCTCATCTAAACAGAAATATCCTCCTCTTGCACCAACTCTAAATACACCTGTTCCTCCACCACCGTAAGCCATTACAGATCCCCAGTCTACTCCTTCTGTTCCACTGAACCCAGTTGTACTCAGAGTCTGATCTAAGTATAGTGTTGTTCCTCTTACATCATATCTAAAGATCAATGTGTTCCTCGATAATGACAAAGGATCACCAACTGTTATCTGTGTATACTGTGCCATTAGTATCTTGTTGACTTTATTACATCCCAGTCTACTCCTTGTGTACCATTGAAACCAGTGGCAGTCATTGCTTGATCTAAATTTAAATATAACCCTCTTACTTGTAATCTAAATATTTCACTTCCATCTGTCCAGACCTCAGATGTAGATATTGTTACTCCTCCAAAAACACCAAAACTTGTCCAATACATTATCAACAAATTTATACAGCGACAAAGTTTGTCATAAAACTTCCATAATAATTTGTACCATCGCATAAGAAACTAACTATATTAATTACATCAGCTGCATCCGCACTAAAGTCTGGAGCACCTGCAGCATTCTCAAAGTAGAAATTACCATCAAAAGTTACTGTACGTGCACCTGTAGAATCCTGCTCGAAGATGAATATATATGTACCTACATCTCCATTAGTAACAGAGAAAGAGGAGATATTTGCATCAAGAGTTACCTTAAAGATATTACCTTCTTGCAGATCAATAGAATTACACTCAGAAGAGGTAAGCTCAATAATCTCATTCTGTGTAACAGCTTTATCAAAGTCAAACCCTCTAGAGTCTAAACCAATCATTCCCTCATAATCATTTCCCTTAAGCCGTAACTTCGTGCCACTGGAAAAGAAAAATTCTCGTATGCTCATAATATTTTCTTTATTGTACTATCAATGGTTTACCATCATCTGTTACATAATATGTGCTACATGTTCCCTTAAGAACTGAAATAATTTTCTAATGTTAATCTCTTTTTATATACCCAATCAAATCAGACCTGAACCATATCGGTTTGCTTCCCGTCACCACTGCATCTATCTCTATCCATATATAGTTACCATAAGGAACAGATGTGGTTAGAGTAGTGTTTATCTTCCCGGCGGCAGACCCGGCATTGACTGTCACAATCGTATCACAATCTGTACTTACATAAACACTGTCATTATACACCAATGAGAAGTCAAGTGTATCCCCTGAAGAGATATTCGTAATCAGATTAGTTAATTGTAATGAATCATTAGCCACGTAATAATGACCACATACAGCGTTTAAAGAGGCATCAGCATAGACCGTATCACCAGCAAGGCCACTGCCAAACCTATAATAATATACAGGAGAAATAGTGTCCTCAATACTAACGGAAGAAGCGGTACCCGCATAATACGGTGTTGAACCTACATAAAAGAGCAATTCACCACTAACAATTTTTATAGAGTCTACCTCTGCCACACTTGCTATACGAGCCTCTGAGCCGATCTTTAATCCCCCATATAGATTCAGCACATATTTGTACTCGTTCTGACCAAACACCACAAGGGATGAGATCAAGATCGCCGTTAAAATAAATAGTTTTTTCATCTTATAATTCTTTATTGTTTATTTTATCCCAAATAATATTCACAAATTCAGTTGCTCTTTTCCTTGAGGATAGGATTTCATCTGCATATTCTTTGAACTCTTTTATTAGTTGTGTGATAGATGTACCTGACATATCATAATTCTTTTAATGGTATTGATATTCCTAACATAAAACTCCATCCGTAGAAGAAAGCCTTGCCGTGTGGTGGTGGTTTAAGCTCTTGCCATGCTTTGTCCCATAACTTAGTGCTCCCCGTGTAATCCCATCCTAACCCTCTGTAACTATTGTACTGAACATCAAACAAGGCCGCCCGTGTAAAAGCAAACGATACGGCATAGGCAGCATGTTCATCAACACCTTTAAGATTCCATACCCACTTACCACCTACGAACATTACCGCCTCAACACCGTTCAATGCCCATCCGATATTATGCCCATCATCACGTATGGCATCACCGTAAGCACCGATGGATGTAGCTGCGATATTCCACGCTATGACACCTAACGGCCTACTTACCTTTTCCCACTGTGCCGATAGGCTTAATGTCAGGGTCAATAGGATTAATGCTAATATCTTTTTCATAACTCACCTTTGCTTTGTCCAGTTCTGCAATCGTTTCTTTATCCAGATAAGATTCCTTCAACGGAACCTTATCTGTTTTGAGTATGCTTAAAAGAGTTGCTTTATCTTCAGCCTCTTTTATCTCTGTCCCCTCGGGCATAAATGTTCTGGAATAAATTCGTTGTTTTTTGAAACTACCCGTCCATTCCTTTCCAGGACGTTTGTAAAAAAAATACTTGCCGCCGTTGACCCTCACGCTCTTTTCGTATGCTTCGTTTGCCATAGTTCTATGTTATTATGTAAATGTCACCTCTTTAATGCTCAGCGAATCCACATACACCCCACCATCATTATCATTACCTACCTCTCTGAAAGTAAGCCAATCTGAATCTGCCACCTGAACCCAATAATATACATATTCAACATAGGTGGTGTCTGTGTTTTCTAATGTATCCCCAATCCTGTAATTTGTTCCACCGGATGCACCTGATATGTAACAATTCCATTCTGTACCGCTACCAATATGCCTCACATAAAATGAAATCCTATATAGTGTGTCATCTACCGTCCCAACCGATCCTTCTAAAGCTATTGCTCCATAAGCTCCAGATGTGGGTGTGGTATCTGATTCAATCTGCAAAGCAAAACTACCATCATTTACGGGGGTATTTACAGAAGTAATTAGAGCATTATTACCAACAACCCAATCGGTAGTAGCATTCGTCTCCCCTGTAATCTTCTGCGCCACGATAGCCTCTGCACTATAATCCACAGGTATGGCTATGCTGTTCTCATCCACGGGCAAGATGTAATGATCTCCGGTGTAGTTCGTGCTTGCGGCAATCTCTTTCTGTACGGTGAGCTTGTGAACGCTTACGTTGTCTATGGAGCCTATGAAAGCAGAATTAAAAGCAAAAGTTAAGTTCGCAGAAGTTGATTCCATTAATATATTATACGTTCCGTCTGCCGTCAACCACTCTCCTGCTAATCCTGTATGAACCCTTATCTCCCCTGCTGAATAATTAGATATAGTAAATTTTATCAAATTCATTCCATCTGTAAGAATAGATGTTTGAACTAATGATGAATATCCACCTTGACTTCCATCAATTTGTGCTTTTCCTCCATACACGATACATCCATCGCTTGCAATCCAATCCGTATCGCTGTTCTTAACTGATAGGTTGGTTATTTGGTAGTTGGCTGTGGTAGAGTAATTATAAAAGGCCATTACCACATAAGTACCTGTATAAGTAGATGTAAACTCAAAGACATTCGAGCCATTGACGGCTAATTGTTGCCCTTCAACAGTTCTTGATGTGGTTACACCTAAATCCTTAGTAAAATTAAAATATGGAGCCGTTAATCCACCGTTCAATATACAATCAAATGTAACTACATATTTCTGACCACTGACAAATTCAATCTCATCGGCTGTTCCTGCTATATGAACAGAAGAACCATCACTTATTGCATCAAATCCAGACGGAGTAGCATTAGCAAATGTACCATAAGCAAAAGTGGTTGACCCATTCTCACAATTACTCACATTCAGATCAGCCCCCAGTGTGAACGATCCATTAGTTACTAGATCGCTGCCTAAGACTTGGAGTTCTTTGACTGATACGTTGTCTACATAAAATACGTCATCTACATCTCCACTATATGTGTATATATCACAATTATCATCTGTCAATCCTACTCTATGAACAACCGTTAGCGTTACCCATTCATCTTTTGTTGATGTTTCCGCTAAATTATATGCAGCTCCAGAATCCGATCTTATAGAAACTGCATCTAATGTTTGCCCACTCGGGATATAAATATCACAACTATATAGATAATATTTACCTGTTGTCGTAATATGAGCTTGATAAGCATAAATAGTTGAGGAATTTGTCAGAACACATCTTAAAACATTAGTTCTACCTTGATAAGTATCAACATCCCCATTACAATCAATGAATGACCACCCAGTTGTATCTCCTGTTTCAAAATCCCCATTAGTCACCTCCTCCGCCCCCTGCGGTATCATATCCAACATATCCGCTCCCGTAGTGACCTTAGTCGCTCCATCTATCGTACTTACGTAATCAGCAAAAGCAGTGATTGCCTCCGTAGCTGAATCATTAGCTGCGTTCAGTGAAGTATGCAACTCATCGCCTAATACATCATTCAAGGTGATCGTGTTCCCATTAGCAAGTAAGGTGTTCAGATCATCATTGCTCGCTGCGGTACGGTGGGCGTTTGTGCCGGCTATGTTTATTGTGCAATCAGTACAAGTGGAGAAAGCAGCTATCATATTATCAACCATAGTGGCAGTAGCTGTAATGTCATCTGCCCTTATAATACAACTTGCATTCGTCCATGAATCCGTGCCGTCAAACGTTACACTTGTTGACTGAAAATATGCTAAAGTTAATGAAGCCAATGTACTCCATGCTGATACATCACCTGTAACATTTGATGAACTGACAAGTAATTCAGTTAATGAAGTCAATGCACTGAACCCAGATACATCACCTGAAACTGAAGTTGAGTTACAATATAATTTAGTCAATGAAGTTAATGCAACAAATGAAGATATATCCCCACTTACACCCGTTGAAAAAGCATATAGAGTCGTCAAATCAGTCAAAGCACTCCATCCACTCACATCCCCACTCACAAAAGCCTGAGAGCTTATATCAATATAAGTCAAAGCAGCATCATCACCACTGAGCCAGAAATCATACGTCCCCGCACCTGAGTAACTGCTCGTAGTAGTCACAAGCGCTGCATCGTTACCACTCACCTCTGATGTAGTACCATCACCCCAATGGAATACCAACGTACTCGTAGCAGGAGCCTTCCACTTGAACGTAAACTGCGTATCGGTGTAGTCTATCGTTAGCTGGACAGGACCATGATCGACTGCATAAGATTGTAGATTCTCCCAGTCAGTATCCTCAACACCATCAAACCCGGTTTCTGTTAATACAATATCAATAACATAAGCCCCATCACGTACACCATCTCGGTAAATAGACATTATTCTATAATTTATTCATTAGATATTATTTCTACATCAGAAATTTCAAAGGAACCAACCTCGGAAGCACTATACTCATCTCTACTTGAAGATGCTATTATTAAATACCTAAATTCCTCAGTAGCATGAGCAAGTGAAAAATCATTATCACCCCAAGGAGCAATATCTTCACCGATTTGCCCACCATAAATATATTTCGCAACAACTGTATAGTCAGGATCAGTATAAGCCGTTGCCAGAACATAATTATCTGCTTCTCCACCAACGTAGATTCGTTGAAATTTGATGTAATAAGTTGTCCCTATTAAAAACTGGTTCTGGTTGCCATGCGCCACATGATCACCACCACCAACACCTAGAACATAATTTGCTCCTTCGCCAGCATCTTGATAATCGTAATTCAATCTTATCCTTGGCCCCTCGACAGCAAGACCTACAGTTCTTGCGACACCAATAATACCCTGTAAGGCATGCTGCGTCCACATATCAGTTACCTTAAGTGCAAACCGGATCTCAAAATCTTTCTTGAAATAGTTGGCTCCAAAATCATAATACAAATAGGTTGTAGTATGCTCTGGGTGAATATTTGTAACAGTTAACTTATCTGCTGTAGTAGCAAGATTGTCCTCTGGATCAACTTGTGTATATGTCGTTAAGTCTTCAGATGTAACAACAACAGGCTCCGTACTAGATAAATTTTCCCAATCAACATCCTCAGTACCGTCGAACCCTGTCTCAGTAATCTCACAATCTACCACAAAAGCTCCATCCCTAACACATGTCCTGAAATTAGCCGTCTGTCCTGTAGTCTTGTATATCCAGACCCAATCATAATTCTCATCTCCATCAAAACCAGTATCAGTTAATGCTGCATCAATCTCATAGACAGTCCCAACTATCCGTTTCCGTATATCATATATCGTTTCTTCAGTATAAACGGTTGAGGCAGGAACGGTAGCACATGCATCATCATATATAGTGTATTGATCTGTATAAGTAACACTCCCACTCCCAAAAACAGCAATATTACCGTTGAGACGGAGTGGCATAACACATCCAACTCCTGAAACAAGCAAAGACATAATTTTATGAATAACTAATTACTATCCCACTAGAAGTAGTATAAGAGGTTACTGGATACCCTACAGCAGCCGTAAGAGTAGTACCTGCTGGAAGTGTAGTTACCCAAGTGCTTGAACCTGGACCTCCACCAACAACAGCAGTGAATGTAGCCTCTTCAGCTACATAGAGAGTGTGGAAGCGTCCCGTTGCGGTACTCGCTTCACAAACTTCTGTACCTCCTCCGCCTACAAGACGTTGGAAATATGATCGAATGATTCCTGCTAATGTGTCTAGTTTCATGAAAGTAAAAATTTAATCGGTAAAGATACAATAAAAAATATAAAAAAGCAAATTTATTTTCTAACAAACCTTGTTAACAAAGCTAACAAAAGAAGGGGAAGAAGCTGCCGCCTCTCCCCCATGTTAAAAGTAATAATTGAGATATATAGTGGTAATTAGTGCTTAAACAGTTACACCAAGAGCCGTGTCTACATCATCACCAGCTAACGCTCCAGTGACAGCCTCAATCCTAAGTATGATCTTAAACTTAGAAACAGGTTGTATACCAGTCGTTGCTGAGGTATAATTGCTGCTTGTGCAATCAAGAATAATCGTATCATAGTAACCAGGGGTAGTCAAATCTGTTTCACCACGATAAGAGGTAGGAGGATACGCACTTGCATACTTTCCTTTACCATCATTCATGGCAAGCTTAGATTCGAACATAGCCACTTCATATGCTGATCCAACACCCTCTGAAGAAACTACACTAGCAGTTGTGACAACAGTAGAGTCAAAATCATCAGAAGCAACGTCGAAACGTACTTTACTATAATAATCAGTTTGTGGATTGAAACCACTTACTGCAAACCGATCAATACCCGTTAACTTAAAGCCCCAATCAGCGGCATTACCCGTTGCAGCAGGGATAACCTCAATGTCTGAAGTTCCACCTGCATCATCATAAGTACCAGAGGCAGCAGTTACAGGACGATCAACCGTTACATATACAGTACTGATAGCAGTTACCTTGTAGACAGGATCAGTCAAGGCAGTTCCACCACCGACAGATCCAATTCTCAAGTAGTCTCCTACAGCGAGAGTAGACCCACCACCTGCAGTATAAGTAACATCAGTTTCAAAAGTAAGACCTGTTGAACCATTTACAACAGTTACCTCCTGACCTGATTTAGTACCATTAGCAGCTGTTACAGCAGCACTACAGATAACATCATTCTGAATAAGCTTATAAGGCTCCCTACCAAAAATCCTCTCAAAAGATTGAGCGAGACCAGTAGCAAGATCAGCTTGTACAGCCGAGGTAGCAACATAAGGGACAGTCTTTACTAGCGGGGAGTGTCCTATGCCCGGAGCGAAGTTTTCAACAGTAAAATGGAGGACATATGTCTGTCCAGAAACAATAGTACCTAAGCTCAAGGTGCTACCATTATATCCATAATAGGTGACTTGTTCTGTGGGTGCAGTATAAGACTTAGCACTAATAGTCGTACTATTCACCAAGTCAAACTCAGGTGAGTAGAGCAACTGACCAGCAGCTGTCTTTTGTACAATCCTAAAGAGACCAGCCGTACTAGTCATATCAGATTCTTGTACCTTGTTATCTGCAACCTTTACCAAAGCAAGGGAGCCTACAGCAATATCCTTTCCCAAGGTTACCGTGTCTGTAGCTCCATTAGTAGCGTTAGCAATGTATTGGTAAGTTACGCCATCTTCATACATAATATTAAATATTTAGTTAAACAATAATTTTATTTCATTGTGCTTAAGAGTTGCACCCCCTGTGGGTCACCAACAATGGCCTTTCCACGTTGAGCAGCTCTGTCAATAATTGTTCTGTGTATAACAGAGTTATATTTGCAGTCTAACCCATCATTAAAAATAGTAGCGTTAATAGTTGTTCCATCAATAACAGTGCTTAACGATACACCAGGAACAATAATAGGATCAGGCTTCTCCAAGTAGTTTATGTAATAGGTGTGAATAGCCGTTGGGCCATAGATACACCAGTTAGCATCACTACCGTTCTTCTGGATAAACCGCCAGTAATACCTTGTACTATCAGGCTTCTTAAATGGATTATCTTTATTTGCTTCAAAGAACGCATGGTCAATAGGACGAACATCTATAGTCGAACCACTTTCTGACTCTTTTAATCGTTCATTGACTATCCTCCAGAAATCTCCCTCATCAACAGTGATCTCAAAAGTAGAGGGATACATAGTAGAAGCAGCAGATGTGGTGTACGTTGAAGTCTCTATAAAAGGTCCTAAGACGAGTGCACTGACATCATCCTTTTCAACACCAACACTAGCTAACTCTCTTATAATAGAATCCTGTGCCTGAGTAAGTAAGATAGATACTTCATAAGGTTCATAGCCGGGTGCATTATCACTAGCTATAGCCTCATAGGTAACCTCAAACTCATTATACATCTGGCTGGCAGTCATCTCTACTTCTCTTTGATGTTAATCTGTGCCTTAATCTTTAAATAAAGATCATCAGAGTTTTCCTTTAAGCTCTCTAAGTAATCTACTAATTCATTCAGCTGCCAAGAAGTATTGTCTCCAGGTATAATATACTTATTAACACCTTGCTTCTCAATCGCTCCAACACTAATAGCACTCATAATGAATGATTTCATTGGGAAGTGTGGATCATTTACTATCTCTAAGTATCCATCAGGATCATTATTGATAATCTCGTTAAGCTCTTTCATCAATCGCTCTTTGGTAGAATCACTAGGAATACTCTTTAGCTTCTTCTTAGAAGCAAGATAAACAGAGACAAACTCCTTCATCTTTAGAGAATTATTAGAGATAGAACCGAAAAACTTCCAGATCTCTTGCTGCTTAAGAGCTTCTTCAGATGCTTTGTTCTCTTCATAATCATCCTCCACAAGGGCAAACTTATATGTGGGATACTCAAACCGTTGATCCCAACTAGGTGCTACCTCCATACAGTGTCTGAGAATTCTGACTCTTAAGTTATCACTTGGATTTTTTAAGTCAAACTTCTCACCTAGATGCATGGTGATAGGACTCTTCTGAAACTTCACACTGAAAGAATTCCAAAAATTGTCTTTCTTCTTGTGTATACTCAAATCAACATCCAACTCTTCTTCAAAGAACGCTTGCTCTTCTTTACTACTAAAGATGTTTACTAACTCACCTCTAGAATTTTTTGGGAGGACAAACCTCATCGTAGCCCCTTCATGCATGAAATATCCTACATGAGTGGGGTCCTTAATCATTTTTCCTTTTCGTGGTGAAGGTCTAAGATAAACAATCCTATCTTCTAAATAACCTTTTGCCAACGCCTCTTCACGACTTATTACCGTTTTTTCCATTTTCCTTTACTCTTTTTAATTAAAATGATGGAGGCACTCCTCAGTACCCCCATAAAGTTTATTGAATAGTTCTTAAGAGGGAAGGTATTACCCTACCAGTCTTAAGAGGATTCTTTAACAACATCCCACCAATGAACATCTTATAAACAGAATATCCATCAACAGGCGAAGCAGTGATCACCGGATCAGTGCTCTTACCAAGACCTCCTGGAGTGAATGGGTCACGCATTCCAGGGATATACCGGAAGAACTCTTCATTGTTCTTCACAGCAACCTTCATGATATTAGCATCACCATTGGTTGTACCAGCATCCCAGATATCATAGATATAGGAGCTTGCTAATCCACCGTCAGGGTGGGGAAGCTTATTCCTAATCGGATCATCCTTCATAGGATCAAGCATAACCTTGAACTTAATACCATTTACAAAGGTGTACTCAGTAAATTGTCCTTCGATCAGCTTAGCAGTACCATCACTCCGAATCTGCATGTTCTGACTCGATTGCAGCCAACTGATGTTAGCAGCCTTGTCAGCCATTGATTGGTGGAACTTGTACAAACCACGCTCACCTGTGGACATAATAAATTCACGCTTGTCTTCAGGAAGTTTTCCTATCGACAAGTCAAGTGCGAAATCTCCAATAAGATCAGCACTAAAATCATTGTAATAAAGAGTGTTTCCACCTTCCATCTGCTCATATAAGCCGAAGCCTGAACGAATGGTGTTTCCACTTTCTCCTTTGTTACCATAAGAACCGTCACCAAGCTTATTGGATTTTCCATGAAGGAGTAACCGAGCTTTGTCCCTGCGGAACTGAACAAAGAAGTCCCAACCCAGCTTATCAATCCAGCGGGTTTGAGTATTTCCATCCTGATCCCTGAAAGCATAAGCAAGAGGCTTATTCTGTCCTTGTATAATCATGTTACCAGGAACCTCATAGTTCTTACGGATGTAAGAAGTGACGTTCTCCATCATGTAAGGAGCAGTGTGATGAACACCTGAACCTCTTTTGGAGAGTTCTTGTTCAACCAGTCCATACTCCTCTGACCATCTGGTCCCACCAGCAAGATCAGCTACAGGAACATAAAGGTTATCATCGCCAGTAACAAGCTCAACCTTATATCTCCATTGTGTGCCGTCAGATGCTGGCTCCTCAACAATACGAAGTGCGTAATCATCAGGGTGCTCCCCAACGATAACTGATGTGATCTCAAAATACCTTTCGGGGAACCACATATAAAAAGCTGTTCGTGCAACACCAGGTTGGTGAGTTGCATTAAGAGACGTACCAGTAGAGACAAGAGAAGCTTTTACAAGAGGAATATTCCTCTCATCGGCACCCTGTAACCACCAGCGATATGGTCCTTCCGTATCCAAGTATTTGGTAGGGAAACTGTCTGTGAAGCTTACGAAGTTGTCGGCACCGTAATTTACCTCATAGAGCATATCTACGTTCTTAGAAATAAATTCTGGTTCCAGCAACCCCAGCCATCCCAGGTGAGATTCTCTAGTCAAGCCTGACCAATACTTGGGTTCTACAATTTGAAGTTTACTGATTTTTTCCATTTTATATTAATTTAGCAATATTAATCTCGCAACAAATGGCGCATAGGGCCAATCATATCTTCCCTTGTACGCTCGGACTCGCTCTTAATAGTTGAACGACCTCCTAACAGAGTAGATCCTTTTTCTTTTAATGATTTTTCTAATTTATCTGTTAATTTTGTGTTTGCAGTTTTCATTATCTGATCCCACTTACCATCAAAAACACCTGATAAGTAAAGATAAGCTAAGGTAGTGTCAAACTCAATCGGGTTCTCAGCCCTCTTAGCCCATAGCTCCGTCATGGCATAACCCTCTTCAGACTGCTTAACAGGCTTAGTGAGCATCTCATTGATCTTCGCCTTAGTCTGCTTATTGATTGCTTTCCCCGGAATGATCTCCGTTAATGAATCAATATGCTTGTTCAAAGCTTGTAACTGCTCATTATAAGCAGCCTGAGCCTTTTCCTGCTCCAACCGTTGACTCTCCTTAGCATCTTTTAACTCCTTCTTTTTGGCCTCTTTTAGACCGTCAAGAGCTTCAATAGCATCATCAACATCAACATTAATATCAAAAGAACGTTTAACGAGCCTGTCTATCTTTGCCTCTGAGAAATTAGTGGTAGCCTTGTAGTTTTCTTTTAAGATCATACGACGAAGATCCTCTTTGTCATCCTCTCTTAAATCATCTTCAGTAATACCCTCTAACGCCTCAAGCTGTAAAACAGCTCCACCAGCTTCCTCTGCAGAAAAACCGGATTTTCTTAATTCTATATACTCCTGCGAGTATTGGTCTAAGGCACTTGAAATAGCCTTCGTGTTATTCTCTACTTCACTTTGTATCAAATAACTTAACCCAGCTGTTTCTCCCTCTTCCTCTATTACTCTTCGTAATTCGTCCTCATCAAAAGATGAAAGAATCCCCTGCTCCAATTGGTAGCGTGCGAGGACAAGAGTAAAGGGATCATCGGATTCCTCCGAATCAGTCTTAGAAGCAGGAGATTCTTCGTCTTTTTTCTTTTTTTCTTTTTCTCCTGGTTCTTCCTTTTCTGTTTGTGAAAGAACTTCATTTACATCTATGGGATCATCTTCATTAGATTCATCCTCTTTCTTGGTGGGTTTTTTATCCTCCTTATCAGGAAGCTCCGGTTCAAGAAACTCACCACCCGGATTAACAAATTCACCGAAATCCATATCAAGGATTGTCAGTTCTTTTTCTTCATTCGCCATCTCTACCAATTTTAATAGTTACAAATATAATAAATAAAAACCCTCTTGTCCAAAAATAAGCGATAAAATTTTTTCAGGTTATAGCTTTACTTAGTTGCTGTACTCTTAGGTTTCTGCCTTTGGATCTTTTCTTTTTCCTTATTGGAGCGTATCTGCTCTCTAAGCTTCTTCTCCTCAAGAGTCATCTTATCCTCATGCTCAACCTTATCCTGTTCAAATTTCTCCTCTTCTAAACCAGTATCCTCAAGCTCACCTTCCTGTGCACCTTGCTTCAATAGCTCCGTATCAATAGCTTGCTTATACTTCATATCAATCTCATACTTCTTCATAGCCTCCTCACGAGCAACACGCCTCTCCTCAGCAGCCATCTCTGCTTGTTGTGCCTGTTGTGCTTGCTCAGCCATCTTGCTCTCATACCGTTCTATCTTACGCTGTAAGGATGCAGGATCTTTCGTCCTGAAGATATCTATGATAATAGACATTGAACCACCGTTCTGCAGGAAGGGCTGTGTTAATGCCTTCAGCTGTTGGATCATCTCCATATCACTTGAGCTGGTAGTGACGTAGATACCATACTCAGCCTCATTGAAAACTTCCGAGTCGAAGTCCAGGATACCCATGCTAGAGTCATCTAGAACAAAACTTCTCTTGAAGGACTTACCCCGCCAGGCGATCTTAGCGGTCTCAATAAACGCCTCTAATGCCCTGACCTTAGTGCTATCATGTAGAGAGAACCACTTCTCAGTGATATGGCTAGATTGAGTTACTGAACGTTCCACACCACCCACCGTCTCTCGGTTATCTATAGCACCCTTACGTTGAGGGGTAATACCTGTGATATTATCTACTCTGTTCTCAAGAAACTGAAGAATAGACATCTGATCACTAATAAACCGTCCTTGAGTAAGATCAACGCTCTTGGAGTTCTGGTTCATTGTGCCAGCCAGCTTACCCATTGCAGCACCTTTCTTACCCTCATTAAAAGGATCTTCAACCATCCAGCCCATCATGTAAGCATAATAAAGCCACTTATCCATGCTCCAGTCATCAGGCACCATAGAGAGATCAAGCCTCCCAAGATTACCAAAATCCTTTGCAATAGCCAGTTCCATCTTATGAAGAACGGCATTGTAAAGATACTGATAAGGCTTTGCCAGATCAACCAATGATCGAGATTCAGTATTCCCCACATTAGCAGAGATACCTACTATACCAGGATGGCACTTAGAAAGGTTATCCATACTTCTGAACTGTACATCACGAGGACCCATCTTTACCTTAATATCCTCACCAATATTCGTTCCTTCTAACCACTCAGAGATCCATATCCACTTGACAGCCTCGCCCATCTCCACAAGGGGTTCATACCACTCAGGAACAAAAGACTTCTGTAGCTCACCAAGCTCATCTATATAAGTTACAACACCTATCTTACGCATCCCCTTCCATAGTACACGAGTGACACGTACATTACCCTCTTCATCAAAGGCACTACCAAAAGTGCGGATACCATCCTTGTTAACACCAACAATAATCTCTCCTATCCCAACAGCCTCTACATAACTAGAAAAATCTGTCTTACCATGAAGAAGCTGGTTGCCCATAAGACCCCCCATAGACCTCTTGTGAACATTAGCACCTTCCTCCAGCTCAGTGATCTGTTTACTGGTAAGCTCATCGTAATACTCATCTATCACCTTACCAACAGGCAGATAACGATCTTCAATAATCATGTCTGCATCCTCTATGTGAGGTGAATTGCCACTTCTTAAAACAGTAAGAGTGATAGGATCTCCACGACGAAGGATAGGCTCACCATTAATAATATCTGTTATATAGATAGAATCTCCAGCAACCGTCAGGTCCTCAAAGCCACGACTGAAAACATCTTTTAGATCTAAGATATTAAAACCATAATCAATAACCTGCTGTGCCATACGTTCCCTGCGATCACGGTATTGGAAGTTCTTCCAGTCATCCAGCTCACGGAAACGATTGACAAGCTCCTCCTCAGACATAGTAGGATCAGTAGCCTCCTTGATAATAAAATCATCTACCTGCTTATCCAACATCTTAAGCTTCTCATTGACAGCATCACTATTGACCATAGTAACAATAGGATTGAAGAAGCGTTTCCTTTCCTCACCCCATAAGAGCATAAGATTGGAGTTCAATAATGGACAGTTCCTATAGTTATCAGGCAGCTTACCATACTCAATGCCAAAGGGATTAACCACACGCTGAACCTCAGCGTCATGTATCTTATTAGCAATAAGATCATAGTTGATAAGCATGTTTCTTTTTGTAGCACGTATGCCATTCCCTATCTCACTGCTGATAACACTAATCCCAGCATCTATACATTCCTTAAAGAACTTCTTAGTCTTCTCTGCGTCCGTCCTCTTCTGATGAGGAAAAGGAGAAAAGGAATCAGCATTTTTTAAATAATGTGCCATGATAATAAATTTAACCTTAAAAAATAAACAATTTTCTTTTAATTTCCAAATGAAGAGGCATAATTTTTTTGTAGATTATAGCGTTGTGCTGTTTGTGTATACTTGTCCATCCGAGCAAAGAAATCATCTTTCGCCTTTGTTTTTACTCTCTGAACAGACTCTTTAGCATCAAACTTCATCAGTTGCTCTCTTAGGATCATAACCTGCGTCATAGCATCTACACGGTCGAAGTTACCATCTGGGTTCCATGCGATAGCTTCACTAATATAACCCAAGGAGCGTATCTTCTGCAGGTTCATCAAAGGGACTCTCTCCACCTCTTCTCCGGTCTTCTCATCTATGTATGTGTCTGATTCACCTACTGCAACATCACGCATCCAGTCAGCTTGTAATCGTCTACCCCAGGAACTGATAGACTTACTGGCAGGTGTACCATACATCTTGTTTCCATACATACGTGGATCTTTAATATACTCCATATCCCTTAGTATCTGAGGTGTCTCTGCCAAGTAATTGATCATGTGCTTATGCATGAAGTAAGTGAACAAGCCCTTCTTATTGTTCTCATAGTTAAGTAAAGCATTATAGTACCTTACCAAGCGTAGCACAATCTCATAAAACTCATTAGCTGTAGCAGGACGACCAGTATACTCCGCAACGATCCGATCGGTAAAACGATCAAAAATAAATACACTTCCTAGTGAATCAGTAATAGAGTAATCATCATCATAGGTATCTCCGCCCGCAATATATCGTAACCAAGGGATTAAACCCTCATGGTTCTTAATAGGCATTTGGAAAATCTCTATGGCACCTCTCTTATGTAACTGATCTTTTAAAGGATACTCACGTATAGGGAAGATATCATGATTAATACGCCACTTCATCTCTCCCTCACCAGTATGATATAGGTCACCTACATAATGTGCTGCAGTGAACTTATTCACATCAACAGCTGCATCCGCTAAATGTTCTTTCAGATCCATAACAGGAAAGATAGAACCTTCTCGCCTCATAATAGCCTCCTGCGGAAAGATAGGGGATTCAGCTTTCTCTTGTATAATAGTATTCGGGTCTGCAGAACCAAATTTAATTTTTTCTCTTTTTGTGAACGTCTCTAAGAGAGCCTTTATTACATCTGAGTTGCCCTCCTTATCATAGCAAAGATTCCTATTGAGATATTCACCATGAAAGAAACTGCACCGTGAGGTGCCATCTGTACCCAGATCAAAGACATTGGGCAATGACAAAATGTTATATCCCTCTGGCCCATAGAACATAGCCTCTGCAGCAACAAAGTCTGCTCCCAATGTTCCGCCTGTGCCGAAGCCATTCATCTGTCCAAAAGCCACTCCACCATCTTCAACAGAGGGACGAGCAATCTGCCATGCTGTAAGTACGTGTGGAAACTTACCGAACTCCTCCCACTCAATACGACAAGCCCTCTTACCACGAGCTTTCTGTGGGTCATTCTTCAGAGAAACACCAGAGACCTCATTCTCTGTACCTTTAATCTGTTGTGTACTCTTATCCTTATAACCCATTGTCCAGGTCATATTGTCCAAGGAGTCCTTTAGTCTGTTACGGGGCCAAGGAGTGTGCTTAGCACACCAGTTAATATTATCCATGAACTTATTCAGGATACCATCCTTGATAAGGAATTCCTTCTCATTCGCAATAGCGAAGGCAGCTTGGTTCTTACGGGAATCCTCATCCCTATCTCCAAGAATAAAAACCTTACCTAGTAGAGAAGCACCTTCAAAAGAGTATCCTCTCCCACGACACTTGAGACAGTTAGTATGCTTGCCCATATGACGCGCCTGTTCCATGTAATGATAGTAGAGGTAACTACCATCCCAAAACTTAGGAAAGCCCTCTACACGAGAAGTGATCTGATACTTACCACTCATCTTAGAAAGTAGGATAGGAGAGTAATTTAAATAATAATAGTAGTCTCCTGGTATCCATTCACCGTCACTCTCTCGTACATAACCCTCACGACAGCGTCTAGCTTCCTCCTTCCAGAACCTATAAAATTCAGATCGTGGATGTGAGTTAGGAGGTAAGTTTGTGTATGAACCATGCTCTTCAAAATGTAATGCTGCAGGACGAAAGTAATCAGTATCCTCAAGGATATGTGGATTGACAATATCTACTTTAATACGTCCCAGCTCATCCCTTTCTAAGTCCTTTGCATACTTACGATTAGGAGAGATAAGCCTGTTTATAAAAATAACATTGTCTAAGACATGTAGAAAATCTGCTCTACTATCCTTAGACAACTCTTTTAAATGTTCGTCCGTTAATGTTGTTTGACACTTATTTGTCTTATATATCATATTATATACCTTCTTCAAAGGTAGACTTTATCCTATCACCACGCATGAGATGTTGTTCCTGAGCCTCTCTCTCTATCTCTCGATAGGTCTCCTTTAAACTTTTTAAAAGAGTAGGAATACGATCCACATACCGCATCACCTTATCAATATCATGTATGGGCTTGCCAGATTTGTCACGCTCATCAAAATCTGTTGCTAACATAGCCACACGCATCTTCTGGATCATGATCATAGCATCCTTCAACAGCTTGACAGCCATCCCTTCTGAGAGTCTCTTATACTCTTTCTTAGCTGTTTTAATGGCTGCATCCTCTTTGTAAGAAGGGGGAAGCTCGGTCAGAAATTTTAAAACCTCTGTACGCCTCTCGTCCTCGTCAACAATATCATAAAAATCTGACCGAACATCCTCCATGTACCAGATGTACGCAAGCTCGTCCTTCGCACGCCCTTTACTCTTACTCTTATCCCTCTCCCATAACTCCTTAAAAGGTTTCAAAAGGAGTGCTTGAGGAGCATAAGTAACATTATTGTTTTCTATTTCGAATATCTTCATACTTCAATTTATGGTAAAATTTACCAAAGAAGGGTATACCTATCGTTGGAAACTTACCTTTTTTGGGATCACACTCATTCCTAATAATAAAAGCTGTCATACCAAAAATACTATTCATAACAGCAATAATCTTATACTCAGGGAGACCAAATTCAGCTTTTAGCTCCTTGATCACTTTTCTCGATAATGAATTCCTCATCGTTCTTTATTTTATCCCAGATACCATTTAACACCACTTGTTCATTCTTCGTGAACCGTCTTAAGAAGCCAATAGAAGCTGAGTCTTCATGGATCTTCTTCATAGCGGATAGGAAAGGCCTGATCTCATCATAATTCTTTTCATCATCCGCCATCAATTCTATAGTCATCATTCTCCGGTAATCCTTCTTCAGTTCCATTTTCTTCTATAAAAAACACGTAAGCTTTTGCACACTCCCAACAGACCGGAATAGTACGGTCACCTTCCCTAACAATGGTTTCTGCATCCTTATCCACCCCAATCAAGTTACAGTCGTAACACTTGCCAAAACTTCTCTTACGTGTATCGTTAGTACTCATTACTTCACTACTATAACAGTATACTTCTTGTATACTTTCTTATTCCCTAATGCATTGTATGCATCCACATCATCATGAAGAGGATAACCAGGAAAACCGTTCGTGTTATGAATATCCATCCTGATATTATCCATCTCACCCTCCTTATAAATTATATGCAGGTTCTGAGAAGCTTTCGTAACCAAGTCAATCCCGTATTCAGAATAAGTATTACTTCCAGAAATAGAGCCGCTACGAGCAAAAATATCACCAATATTAGCGAAGTGGATGTGGCCAAAGATAATGTAATCCAAGTTGATACCTCTAGCAGCATACCTCCCGAAGGTTTTTTGTATTCGGTCCTGAGTCGCTTGCTTATACATCTCTCCATGTGTAATTAATATTTTTAATCCATTAACCTCAACAACCGTCTCCTTTGGATTGCTATCCATAAAAGTGATGTATGGATGATCCTTAAGAACTGCCTTGAGCATATTGAAAATTAGAAAATCATAGTTGTCTGTTAACATCTTATCTGTTAATCCCCATTCATCATGTATACGACTTTCATTACCCGTTACCGCAACAACCTCAACAGGAGCGATAGTAGCCATCTCCTTAATAAAGTAAGAGAGTAGGGAAGTGGCTAATAAGCTTGCCTTCATTCGGTTGGTAGACATATTTAACATCTCATCCAATCGACGATCGCTGTTAATCATATCTCCTGTCATAGCAACAATGATCTTTGATAAGTCCTCACCAGCATAACTCTTGATCTTATAAGCAAGCTTCTGCATCCTCTTAGAGGCTTCAAAAAAATCATATCTGTTATGTGGCAGATCAATCTCCTCATTGAAATGTGCATCAGAGATCTGTACTATAAAAACCTTACCGTTCTTAACGATGTTAGGCTCCTGCACAGGAGTAGTAAAAGCAATAGACTCAAACTGCTTCTCTAAAGAATCACTAAGAGTCTCAATAAGATTGTAAAACCTATAATTAGTTCTGTTCTTGGCTCTACTGATCCTATTAGTGTCTCTTGACTTTTGTAAGCTATACTCAAGCTTACTATGATCATATAAGATATCATCATACTTAGGAGAAAGATCTGACTCAAAAAAATTATTTAGCTTCTCCTTACTCCAGAAAAATCCTGCAGACGTACCATTCCGACTAACAGCCTTACGTATAGCAGACTCATCAATATCATACTGATTAGCTGCAGCTGCAATACTTTTCCAAGATTTTAACAATAAACCCTCTTCATCATATTGATATATTTTCTTCATCCTAAATATATTTGTACAGTAATAATATATGGAGAGGATATGGAAATACCTAATTTAAAGTCAAAAGATTCTCCTTCCCTTCCAAAAATAACCTCTTTATTGATGGATAAGCTCTCGTATAGTTCCCTATAAGCCCTTAGAGCCTTATCAACATCCTCGTATGTCCTCGTCTTAACAATCCTACCATGCTCCTGTAAAACATCGAAATCAACGTTCATTCTTTTTGAATTGTATTAGAACACTCTCCTCATAATCTAACTTATGAAGCAAAGTGTTATCTTCTATAAATCCTTTCTTCTTCAAGGAGGAGAAGACATTGTAAACAGAGTTCATACTCAATCCGTATTTCTGTGCAATCTCCTTCCTTGTATCATAATCAAAAATGATCTGCCCCCGACGATGATCATTTAACTGCTTAAGCTCACTATTAATGTAATAAAGCTCAGATAAGATTTTCTTTTCCCTATTGTCTAATCGACTGTAAGGAGGGAAAATAGAAAACATACCTAACATCACATATATACGCTCAGCACCATTAACTGGTATATTTAATTCCATAAAGTACCCTATTTAACTCAGAACGACTTAAGGCCCAAAATAATTCCAACTGCTTCTCCGTTAAATCAGGGAGCAAGGTCCCATCACAAATCACAGTTGGATGAATGAGTTCAAAATAAAGTTGTCCTGCTGTGTCACTCACACACTTAAAACAATCCCCAACACTAGTGTAAATTAGTTCACCCACTTCAGGATAAAGAGCAATCTCCACAGGTGAGCAATTAGCCCTGTATGCCCTACTCTTATCCAATATCTCATAATTCATAACTTTAATTATTAAAAGGGAGACTAAGTTCCCTTATCACTTTGTTTTTTCTTAAAGTTGTAATAGGATTTCTGATGATTAAAGCAAGTACAATGCTTAAATTTCTTCCCCGATCCACAAGGACAGATATCATTTCGATTAACCTTCTGAAAGACACGCTTGACCTGTGGTTCAGGATTCCCAGCTCCCATTTTTCTTCTTATTCTCCTATTCATGCTCTTAACTCTTCTGTTAGGCTGAAATTAGCAGGTTTGACTACTATAGCAATATTATATCTAGAAGTTAATACATATTCTTTGTTATGATACTCATACCCAGGAAGATCTTTGGGTCTAATACGAACAACAATATCACCTACCTCAAGATCTACTACTGCAGACCCTTTTGCAATAATAATGCCGTAATCGTTTGTCCGCTTATCTGATAATTTTTCTTCTAAAATTATTCCACTTTTTCTCTTTGGATGTATTACCTCAAATAATACCTCACCTTCACCAATAATAATCTCTTTAATATCTTTAATTCTTTCCATTAAACACTAATTTAAAACCGTAAAACCCCTCTTCATCCTCAAGCCTCTCCATAAGTAAGAGGCTCCTCTCTTTAAAATAATTCTTCTCTAAATCACTGGTAAAATGAATTACCAGACTATCACTCTCATACTCTACTATCATCTATACATATTTAAAAAATCCTCCTGATCAGATGTAAATCCAAAATTCTCTCTCCATAACTGTATAGAACCCTTATCATTCTTTAAGAAATATACATATTCCTTACTTATATCACTACCTGGCATATGCTGATACCTTCTTGAAACAGCCATCTGTGATCCTTTATCTTGATAATGATCCTTATCAAAAGAACTATAACCACCTCTCTTTGGTATCTTATCTAATACCTTTTCGTTATATTCACCCCCTACTATCTCACAAACACCTTGCCTGTATAACCTATTCCTAACGAAGTAATCATAACAAACTCTCACACTCTTCGGTACCCTTTTAGGAAAAAGATATTCCTCTAAAAGCTCTTTGTACCTTCCAACATACACTTCAGCATGAGACCTTAATTTCTCTCTTGGAATCTTTCTTAAAAAAGTAAGATAAGAAGCCAACCAATTCATATAATCTCTTACTACTATAAAAGAATAATCAAAATCCTGCTTAGGAAAGATCCTGTTCTCTTGATCAGTAAACTCCACTTCAGGTAACCAGGATCTTATATTATTCGCAACAAAAGTATGTCCTGAACGTGACATACCTATACAAGTCATTGACTCCATTTAAAATAGTAAAAGGTTCCCCACAGCGGTAGGCTAGTGCCATAGGGAACCCGAAAGAAAGGAGGTTACTCATCTTTATTTTTAAACCAGCCTTTGTTCATGCCAAAAGCCCATAAACAAAATGTACCAAACCAGAAAACTGCAGGAATAGCAGTTGTAGCACTATCTACCTTAGCACTACCAATCCATAATCCACTAATAAACAATAATTGCCAAATTACTATTGTGACCCAAGCATTGTTAATAAACTTCTTCATACTTTAAATATATAAATGTTTTTTACTTTATTATCACTCTCTTCACTAACTACAACAATGTCAAAAGACTTCAAAGGATAAAGAAAATCTCCTTTGTAACCACCACTCTTAAATTCTATTACATATCTGCTATTATACATCTAACTTCTTTTCAATTTAAACAAATTCCACTTTCATAATCTATATGTGGATCACTTGAACAACCATCATAATTACCATCATGATCCCAATAATGTGTAACTCCAGAACTATCTAATATCATTAAAGGATAATACTTGTCAGAGTCTGTTTTTACTATCGGATAGTTTATTCTGGGTTTCATAGTTAATATCCTTCTTCTTCATACTCATTATCGTCTTCATACAAATAATCAAACCCAATCTTTCTAATAGTTGGATTAGGAAGCTTACTCTCTAACTCTTTTATCTTCTTCTTAAGCTTCTTTATCTTTTTCTTATTCTTCATATATCAGAACTTGTTTCTGATGAGGGGTCCCTATTGATCAAGTTTATCTACTTGATAACGAGACCTTTAAGATCCCAAGGAACATGTTTAAGTCGTTCTTTATATGTTGGTCCAGTGTACCCCTAAAGCCTCACTACTGCCTTTCACATCTTATGGTCCCCAACAGTAGATCACCAACGTTATACTCTTAAACTTGACGGTTTAGTTAACACGTAACTTCCGCTTCCCATAGGCCCCTCTTCAGGGTAACCTAAACTTATTTTTGCAAATATACAACATTAAAATCCATTTGTCAAGTTTTTTGGCACTTTTTTTCTAACAACCTTTGTTAGGAACCCTAACATTTCTTATGAGTAAAGAGCGTCTAAGTCAATGTTCTTAGTATCTAGAAGCTCAAACCACTTCTCAAAAATAGTGTCAATATCATCAGGTTTTTCTGCATATTTGACCTGTTCTCTTAAATATTGTTGGAAATCCCAGATAAAACTACATAAATCAAGTGCCTTATTACACCTATCATACTCCTCCTGCTCTTTAGGAAGAGTGAACTTAATAACCACTTCTGCCATAGTCATCTCCATATAAAAGTTCACCAAAATCCTTGCTTATAGACCACTGAGGCATATCTCTTAACCTTTTTAAAGTTGTCAATAATCTAGGTCGACTGCTCTCCCAAGAACTTCCAGGGTTCTTCTCCAATTGATAACCAACCCAAACCTTTCGCTTTTCATCATAACCTGTTATAACTCCTAACATATCCTTCGAACATAAGGCAATAACACCTACTAAATCTTTTTCCATCAACCTATCTCTTTGTCATAATTAAAATTTCCACAGTGTTTACATATACCATTCACATGAGGAGTAACCTCCTTACAATACTTACAGTACTTCCAGATAACATTCTCGTATCTATTTTTCATCTTCAAAATCATTACCTATATAATAATCGTTTTGCTCCCAAGCCCCATCCTCGATAATCTTATGAGGAAAACCTATGTCATTCATGCTCTCAGACCACCTGATAACATAATCCTCAAAAGATTCATCCTCTTCACCATATACTTCATAGTAAAGCCTTAACTCACTCTTTCTGATCCAATGTTTTGGTTTAATCATCATGCATCTCCATTCTACCTATTCGACCGACTGAAAAAATACTCTTACACTTCGTACATTGAGTGCTTAACAAAAGACCACCCTCTAACATGTTTAATTCATGCTCAGTGACCTCCTTACATACCTTACACATCTTTAGCTTCTTCATGCGCCTCTATAATCTTTATAATATTCTCCTGTTGACCTATTGTTAATCGTATATCCCCTGAACCTAAATGATGGGCTTTATCAAACCTTAAAAGCTTAAAATACTCGGATAATAACTTAGATGCTTTCATAGCTTTACTTTTTAGTTGTCTGTCTCCGAGCAATAATAACCAATAGACCTATTAGAGAAAAAACAATAATTACTGCTAATAATACTTCATTCATCTTCTTTTCTTTTTATAAAGTTCTCCTCTGTATATATAATATAGGTAAAAATCATTCACAAGATCATAAGAGTAGCCTAAATCAGTAATACGCTCATCAAACCCCTTATTGAGATTGTATTTTACCCAACCATCCTTGATATCAACTATTGTAACATAAACCCAAACAGTATCCTGCCAAGGATTACCCTCTATAAGAACCTTTCGGTAGACATCCCCAACAGTAATCGTTAAGGCATCATCTCGAGCTACACCAAAATCATATGTGTAGCTCTTCTGTCCGTGAACAGAACCTAACAAAACTATTAAACAAATTGTAATTAGTAAACCTTTCATTTTCTTTTCTTTTTATCTTTATTTTTCCATTTTTCTGCTCTTTTGAACTCTTTTATGTATTCTTTTATTAGTACCTTTTCCTGTGCCCCACTCTCCTCCCTATCCACTATATACTGTGCTAAGTCTATAGGAATATTATACTTTACCATTAACTTTTTAATCTTGTCTACTTTTGTCATAGTATCTTTAAATCCATAGATTTAATTCCCTTAGTGCCCTTTATCTTTTCTTTAATGTCCTTTATACTTATAGTCTCATTAACATTAAAAGTAATATAAGAACTGGTGCACTCCTTCTTCTCTCCATCAAAATAGATAATATAAGTATGATTACCAAAATAATCTATCTTCCCTGTAGTCTCCGCTTCCTGCGGATCTAACCGTAGATAAACCTTCCAGGGTATAATATATTTTTCTTCCATTGTACAAAGATACAACATTTAAATGCAAAAGTCAAGTAAATTGGGAAATTTTTTTAATTTTTTTTATTTTTTGTACAAGAATGAGGAGGATCTCACACAAACCTCCCCGACCAATCAGAGATTGGGGAATACCCCCCTTAACGCTTTAGTATTAATTAAAAACCCATTAAAGTGGATTTAAAAGCTTTGCTTAATTTCCTGAACGATAAGGATCAGGAGTTAGTGTTGACCAACTTTGTCCCGAACAAAGTTCGTAACAAGATTCGTGCCACTGACCAGAACGGTCTGACGCATGCCATGTGGAAGAAGAACCTGTCCAATGCCATCAAGGATGACACTGTCACCATTGATGACAAGGCTGACACGGTCATCATTCCAGGTGGTACCTACACCAATATTGACGGCATGTTGGTTGTCTTCGATCAGACCAGGAGACAACAGGCTGACGACTGGGGAGATTAGTTCTCCCCTTTTTATACCAGCTTACCCTTATCCACTGATATATCTCTTAAGTAATACAGTTACTACAGTAACTATAGTTACTATACTAGGTATGTCTTATCCCCTTTTCATAGTAAAAGGTAAAGAGTTAAAAGCTGGTGCACTCATTGGAGTTGGTGTTTTTGTCTATAGGGGAGCTAATAACTCCCCTTTTTCTTTAACCTATTGAATATTAGTAGCTTTGGAGGTGAGAAAAGAGAGGTGAAGGAGGGTAATATAACCTCAAAACCCTCTAACCACATTCTATCAACTAAGCTTTTAGTTTTCAAATAAATTATAGCTTTGGTGCATAATCTTGGTGAATAACTTTTAAGTTATTTACACTGACAATCTCTGATTGTCTTTGTGATTAGGTGTAATCAACATTCATGTTGGTTATGCTTAGGCCCTTGTGATCAACTTTAGTTGATTACTTTAGCGGTGCTTAAACCAATATTTACTTCAATGGGACTAAACTGTTCAAGGTACTGTATCAACGAGGTTGAGAAGGTATGTACTGAATGTGATCATTATGTTGAGTCTAAGCATGGTGATGAGATGGAGCTTGAGGATCAGATGATGGATAAGCTGATGCGTGATGCTGAGCATTATATCTGTTGGCACTGTGGTCATCCAGATCATTCTTGTACTTGTGAGATTGACATCAATCTACCCGCACATGAGACTAATATGGAGGGTGAGCAATCATGACATTTAGATCTCCTAATCCCAAGCACGGTAAGTTTAGTGAAGTATATCCTGGCTATGAAGACTGTGGTTGGCTCAATGGTGGTGCTAAGATGTGTGATCATCCTAAGCAAGAGTATGACAACAGTTTCTATATTATGAGGGGAACTGACATCATCTATATCTGTCTAACATGTAAGAAGTATTGGCATGTAGACATGAGTGATTAAAATAAAACACCAAGGTAATATTGCCGCAAAATAACTGGTGTTAACTATGGACTAGGCGTTCACCTTATGGCTTTGGTGATGTAAGGCCAATGCATCGAGCGTAGCTGCTCCATAGCGTCAGACAAGACGTAGTATTAAAACAAAGAGAGTACAAGGCTCACTAACACGATGGTCATAACATGACTGGCAGAGATGTCGTTGGTGGGTCTTTTTTGAAATTTACTAACCTAAACAAATAAAAAAATGACACCTTCTCAGTTAAAGCACTTCAAAGAAGAGGCATTAAAATTCTACAAATTAATTCTGCTTATCACTAATCACTGGAGCAATTCACCTCATTTTACCACTCTTACTACTCTATTACAGAACTTATCCTTTTATGCACCTGAATGTGCCAATTGGGATATGAAGAAAGAGTTAGATAGTATCTCTCAAATAAGACAGATCATCATTGAGATGGCTGCTTACTATCCAGATTGTCATCTCACTCAATGGGTCAAAGATGAGGTTAATGATCTTTATATTTTCTCTCAATTTGAACCTTTAGATAGTTAAATATCTATATTTCTTAGCACAACCAACGCACCTTGTAGAAATCAGATACAGCTACATAATAAACTGTTTCATCATCTAGTATCGGAGTAGTTAAAGGAAACATGAGGTTGTGCTTTTCATAGAACCAAGGTGCCTGGCTATAACAGGAGGCCAATGTCGTTGATCAGGTAATGCCTATATCGGTAGTAAAGAAGTATGATATCGTACTTGAAATAAGCCGCAATTTCCCTTGGTTTTTTTTACTAACTCAAAAACACATTTCAATGCCAACACGAAAAGAAATTTTAGAAAGAAAATCAGAGTGGATTGAAGCTCTAGAAGATACTATTCAAAAGTATCAAGAGTGTATTGATACCGATGAACCATACGATGGAGATATTCGTCTTTGTGCACTTTGTAAGTTAGGATTTAATGCTAATTTTTATCCTATGTGTAGCAACTGTATTCATTTGAGTTCATTTAGTCATAACAAACAGTGTTTTAGTCAACCTTCTTACTATAAATCACCAAAAGTAAGACAAAGATACTTAAAGAATATTCTCAAAAGAATTAAGGATAATAGTTAAGATAATGTTATAAATACCAGTATAAGAATAGACTGGACGGTGCTGCGAGGAATGCAGAAAAGGCGGGGAAAACCAACAGTTAGACATCCGTAATCCAATAACCCAGATAGGTCTATTCTTCTTTTTACTAACCTAAATTCACTATCATGAACGATTTAATAACAAATATCCTCATCTTCATTGGAACACTTACATTTTGGATTCTTGCTGGTGTAGTTACTTATAACCACATGAATACTGACACCTTTCTAAGAGTTCTTCTATGGTTACTTATTTGGCAGGTAGTCACTTTTATCATTGATCTTATCTGGACTTTATTATTAATATTAATCTTTACAATATTTGACTCATGAACTTCAAAGAAGCACTTAAAATACTTGGTATAGAAAAATATGCTGAGAGAATATATAACAGCAACTCACATGGCGAACTATTTCATTTAGTCGATTACATAACAGTAGCTGAAGCTCTTCAAGATGGAGATTGTTCTTGGTTTCCTAATTGGTTTGATGACATAGTAAAGATGGCTGAAGAAAATTGGGAAAGACCAGAATCTATCTTTCAACATATAATACCTATTATTAACGAATGTTCAAAACCTAACCAATGAAAGTAAAAGAATTACCGGAAGAAACTAACATTGTAGGCTTACATGTTAGAATACCTGATCACGTCTTTAATAGTGGATTAATACAATTATCAGGTATTCCACAACAAGATGTGTACATTGCAGGTAGTATAATGAATGACTTCTTTGTCTCAACAATATCTAATAAAACAAAAGGGAAAAGACGGGTATATCCTTTAATGGGTATGGAAGATACTTTACTTGATTGGGATATTATTGACTAAAACAACTTAACCATGAAACTATTTAAAAAGAGGTGTAATCACTATTGGGAAATAAAACAAGAGTTCAATATCTTACATTCTGATACTCGGAGAATTGTTGGATATTTATCTATTCTTAGATGTAAACATTGTGGAGATATTAAACATAAAAAATTCTACTTATGACACACACATTAATAAGAGGCAAACATTTACTCTATACTGTCAATACTCTTGATGGTAAAGAGATGAGAAAGTTCTACACACATAAGGTAGCTGCAGCTTACGCTATAGATATCGATGGCTTGGTTTATAACAATAAAACCAGGTAAGATGAAGGAGTTTTTAGGCACATTCTTAAATGTTGTTCTTGGCACTATATCTTTCTTACTAATATTAGCTGTACCACTAGCAATTATATACTTTATCAGCTGGTTGGATACTAAGACCAATTTTGATAAGTTTAATTGGTTACTATTTATTTTAGCAGCTTTTCTCTATTTCTTTATGGTTACTGGTTGGATTTATTTAATCAGATTACTCTCAATATTTAAAAATATTTAAGATGGAAACAAAACTTATTAACTCTTCTTCTATACAAGACGAAGACATCTTTGTTTGTGGTAATTTGGTAGAAAGTAGGTATCATATTATTCTTGTGACAAATAAATATGAAAGATCTTCTAAATATTTTTCCGGTGTAATAATTTACAAAAAGATTGAATATGGTCCTAAGATAGGCACTTTCTACACTGATTTCTCTAAAGGTTTATATAAACTGTTCAAAGGCAAACTTGAACTCATACAATAAACTAATCCTATGTGTTTCATATCAACAGATACAAAAGCATATGTAGCTAAAAAAGATATTACTTGCTACAAAGTTATGGTAAAATCTACTCTGCCTCCCTCAGTATGGAGATCTCCATATAGGTATT